TATAATCCCCGTTAGATGGCAGGGCCGTCTCCTATGTTGCCGATGGTCGGCGCATATGAACAAAAGGGCATATATCATGGCAGAAATCAAAGTTAAGGGCCGACGCGCCAAACTGGACGGACGAGTAGCAGTTACCCCGCGCCGTAAACCAGGAGAGCAAACCGAGCATACCAATCTCGGACCTGAAATCGAGTACGGAAAGCGCCGTAAAGGCGGCAAATGTGGACGCCCTACTGACTACCGATCCGTTTACTGCGACCAGCTTCGCCGCTATTTTGCCGACGCCGACGCCTGGCAGATCAACTACTCCGATAAAGGCGCTGCGCAAGTAATCCCCCGCAACAAAATGCCAACCTTCGGTCGATTTGCCGCGGAAATCGGTGTGGGCGTAGCTTGCCTGTATCGCTGGGCGCGCGCACATGAGGAGTTCGCCGAGGCGATGGCGGATGCTATGGAGTTGCAGAAAACTTTCCTGATGGAAGCTGGGGGCGTGACCATCGCGGCGGGCTTCGCTACATTCCTGCTTAAAGCAAACCACGGCGTCCGCGACGATGTGCCGCTGGATGACGACGAAGATGATAACGGCGACGTCGTTGTGGAACCTACCGGCAAAGGTCAGGGTGATTAATGCGTAACTATGCGGCAGAACACCGCGCACTGGAACGCGCGATCGCAAAGCGAAACAGACCGCCGCGCCCGACACGCGTTGCGCAGGCCGTCCGCCTTTACCAGCCTGATTGCTTGCCGCACCAGGTTGAACTACTGCGGGACACGAAGACTAAAATCCTCGGCCTGTGTTCCGGCTTCGGTGGCGGCAAGTCATGGGTTGCCGCACGTAAGGTCATCCAGCTTCTGACACTTAACCCTGGTTATGACGGCATCGTGACCGAACCGACTATTCCACTCCTGGTTAAAATCATGTATCCGGAACTGGAGAAGGCATTCGACGAGGCTGGCTTCCGGTGGAAGTTCAATAAGCAGGACAAGATCTACAACGTGCTGGTGAAAGGCAAATGGACTCGCGTTATCTGTGAATCAATGGAGAACTATACCCGCCTGATCGGGGTCAACGCCGCATGGATTGTTGCCGACGAGTTCGACACCACGAAACAAGACGTCGCAATGGCGGCATACCACAAATTGCTCGGTCGTCTGCGTGCGGGCTTCGTCCGCCAGTTTGTCATCGTGTCCACGCCGGAAGGCTACCGGGCGATGTATCAAATTTTCGAGGTGGAGAAGGGTAGCCAGAAGCGCCTGATCCGGGCGAAGACCACGGACAACCACCATTTACCGGCAGACTTTATCGACACGCTGCGCAGTCAGTACCCGGCTAACCTGATTGATGCGTACCTGAACGGCCTGTTTGTTAACCTTACGTCGGGCGCGGTGTACAAGATGTTCAACCGCGAGGGGAACGCCAGCACCGAAGAAGTGCATCCGGACGACACGCTGATTATCGGTATGGACTTTAACGTAACGAAAATGGCGGCGGTTGTGTATGTCAGACGGCAGCGCATCACCGAGAACAAGGAGTTCCGCGACGAGATCCACGCAGTGGATGAATTTGTGGACCTGTTTGACACCCCGGCTATGATTGAGGCGATCGAGGAGCGCTACCCGGAACATTGTGCCGCCGGTAGGGTCGTCGTTTACCCGGATAGCAGCGGCAAATCCCGCAAGACGGTCAACGCGTCGTCGTCCGATATCGCACAACTGGAAGACGCTGGCTTCGAGGTGGAGTATGACAGCGTTAACCCACCTGTGAAAGACAGACTTATCGCGATGAATACGATGATGTGCAACTCGAAGGGCGTGCGCCAGTATTTTGTCAACCTGGATAAATGCCCTACACTAGCGAAATGTCTGGAACAGCAGGTGTACGACCTGAAGAAAGGCGAACCGGATAAAACTGCCGGTGTGGACCACATGAATGACGCGGCAGGCTACCCTATTGCGCACTTGTTCCCTGTGATTCGTCCGATCGCCGTTGTTCCAACCGTAGACTTCTACTAAGGAAACCGACCATGACCGTTAACGTTGACAACCAGCACCCGCTCTATGCGCGCATCGCGCCAGAGTGGAAAATGATCCGTGACTGCGTAGCAGGGGAGCGCGCCGTGAAGGCGTGCGGACCATTGTACCTGCCACACCCAGCCAGCGGCGACACCACCGACCCGAAATCGCGTGCGCGCTATAAGGCATATAAGCAACGTGCTGTCTTCCTGAACGCCACCGCCCGCACACTGAATGCCCTGTTAGGCGTGGCCTTCGCCAAACCGGTGAGTATGGACCTTTCCGGGGCAATGGCGGACCTGATTGATGACGTAGACGGCAGCGGGATGCCGCTGGCGCAACTCCTGCGCGGCGCTATGTCGGAAGTGCTGCAATCGGGGCGCGCTGGCTTTATGGTGGACTACGACCGCCAGGCGCATTTTGATGAACTGGGTAACGTAGTGCCGCAGACAGCCGCTGAGATGGCGTCACACCGCCCGCTCATCCGCCTGTATACGGCTGAACAGATCATCAACTGGCGGCAGACACACGGCGTCGACACGCTAATCGTGCTGAAGGAGACGGACGAAATCAGCACCGAAGACCCGGACGACTTCGCAAACCACGAAGTTACAATCTGGACCGAGCTTCGCATGATTAACGGTGCGGCACACGCCCGCCGCTGGTTTTACAACGCGGACACGTCCGAGGTGCAAATGGACTTGCCGCGGGGATTCACCCGCACCGACCTTGTACCACTGGTGGATGCCGCCGGTAACGCGCTTACGCAACTGCCTTTCTGTTGGTGTGGCGCGGTGGATAACAATGCGACACCAGATGCCGCACCGCTGGCGGATATCGCGTCCATCAACATTAAGCACTACAACGCCGAAGCTGACGTCGCAGAGATTGCGCACATCGTAGGTCAACCTACCCTAGTTGCGACCGGCTTGACCCAATCATGGGCTGATAAAAACCTGAAGGGCGGCATCGCGCTCGGGGCAACTAAAGGCGTCATCCTGGGTCAGAACATGGACGCTAAACTGCTTCAGGCGGAGGAGCGAAACCTGTCAGTTGCGCTGTGTGAGCGACGCGAATTGCAAATGGCTAAACTGGGCGCGGCCCTGGTCGAGAAGGGGACCGCACCTAAGACGGCAACTGAAGCGGCCTACGATGCGCAGACTGATAACAGTATCCTGTCACTTATTGCCGGTAACGTTGAGAAGGCTTTCAACCGTGCGCTGCAAATCGTCAAGCTGTTCACGGGGGACACCGCAGATCAACGTGTAACGCTGAATAAGTTCTACACCGAGATCACGGTGGATGCACAGCTTATGACCGCGATGATGGCGGGTGTGCAGACCGGTACGGTCCGTCTGGCGGACTTTATCAAGTGGATGATGGCCCAGGGCGTTATCGATGACTCGCAAACCGTCGAGCAGGTGGAAGACGAACTGCGAAATCAGAATCCATTGCCTCAAATGTCCCCGGATGCGGTAGAATCTACCGAAGAAGACCCGGACAAGGTAGCGGACAATGGCGAAGACAATTAATCAATATATGGCGGATCGAATGATTCGCCGTCACATCTTCACCCAGCGCCTGAGCAATGACCAGGCGCGAAGGGTGCTGTCCATGTGGGAGAAGTTCCGGCCCACATTACTGGGAAAGCTGACCGAGTTGCTTGATGGCAAATCGTCAATGAATAACAGGGCACTTTCCACCCTGCTAACGCAAATCGACAAGACCGTTAAATCAGAATTGCGCACCGAGTTTAAGGCGTTGGCTGAAAGCCTTCAGGAGTTCGCCGACACGGAGGCTGATTATCTCACCGACACATTAACGGCAGCGATCCGGCCGGTGGTCGCCGTACCTGCGATCGAGGTGGTGGGCGTGGTGACAGGTGCGCAGATCGCAGCGACGGCAATGAAAAACCCGTTTCAGGGCAATACCCTGATGCAATGGCCCGATTCACTTTCAGAATGGACCAGGACGCAGATCGGCAATCAGGTGCGCGCGGGATTCATCCAGGGTAAGCCGACTATGGAAATTTTAGCGGACGTGAGGCGCGCGCTCGGCGGTCGTAGTGCGCAAGCTATCTCAAGCGTTGTTAAGTCCGCAGTCAACCACTATGCGGCGACCGCCCGCGAACTAATGGTAAAAGCAAATGACGATATTCTCGAAGGGCGCCAGTGGTTATCTACATTGGACACGCATACTTCTCCCATGTGCCAGCTACGCGATCGCCTGTTTTATCCAGTTGATGTTACTCCCGACACCAAAGGAAAGCGCGGCGGGAAAGTGGTGGCTGGATCACAATATGGCGCTGGTCCGGGCAAGCTGCATTATTGCTGCCGGTCTACGGAGACGTGGAAGGTTAAAGGCATGGAAGATTGGCCCAGTGGTAAGCGTCCGGCACTGAAGGCTGACGCTGGTCGATTGCTGAGTGAGCAGGTCGACGCGCAGACTGATTTCTTCTCATGGGTGCAGCGCCAGCCGCGCCATATCCTGGAAGAATTATACGGAGTGCAACGCGCCGACCAGATTATGCGCGGCGTGAAAGTGCCGAAGATGTTCACCGATTCAGGCGAACTAATGACTATTGCGCAGCTTAAAAACCGGGGGTTATGGCGTGATTAAGTATGCGGCTATTGGACTGGTTATAGGTCTGGCGGTAGGATTCTGGCTTGGAGACTCCTATCGCGCTGGCGTAGTGGCTGAGGCGGCGCAAGAAGCGCAAGCCGAAGCCCAACGGCAGCAAACTAAAGTAATTGAGCGCTCCGTGCAGGCAGAACAAGCCCGCGACGTGGAATACCGGACTATCACAAAAGAGGTTGTAAAATATGTTACGCGCCCTAACCGCCCTGATTGTAGTTTTGACGCTGAGCGCGTGCGGATCAAGCAGCGTGCCGTTGATGCCGCTAACGGAGTCGGCACTGCGACCGCCGTGCAAGTTCGATAACCCGTCTGCAGACCCCGACGAAGATTTGATGATTGACGTTAAAAATATGGAATGCGGGGCGAAGCTGAGGGCGCAGGTGTTGGAGTTGCAGCAAATAATTAAGGGGCCGTAATGGCCCCTTTTCGTTAGCGCGGAATACCGCAAATCTCGTTGAGAGTTTTCACATCCAGCGCCACCGCCGTGGATTTTTGCTTGTCCGGGTATGGTATGAATTGCTCAACTTCAGGCCATGCCTTAATCAGCTTCTTGTCAGTATTGTGTAGGTCCAGCACACCGGTAACGGTGAGTTTGAACGCGTCATACTTCGCACGCAACTCGCGACGTGCCTTGTCGTTGCGGTCCAGGCGCTTACAGAAGTCATGGTCCGCCGGGTAGTCTACGCGACCGCGTGGGAGATATATCGGCAGCGCTTTCCCTTCCTCGTCCACTTCGCACACTGACGCGAGCATAACTGTCTCGAACCCCGGAACGATATCGCCGAGATCAGGCGAGAGCTTATTCATATATTTCTCTTCCCAGTATCCGCGATGTACGCGGTATTGGCGACCGTCACCGCTCAAGGACAAGGTGCGAACATTGCCGCCTGCGTTGATTTCAAAGGTGGCGTCATAGACGCTGCCGATACCCTTCGGGCGGTCGGAGTTATAACTATACGTCGCCTTATTGGTGTATACGCTGACGCCGTACATCTGCGACTGGTCATCGCGGATTAACAGGATATGCTCGCGTAGCGCGGCGAATGTGCGAATGCCGTCCGGCATACAGTCCAGCGTGATTGCGTACGCCAGATCGCGTGAGTCCATCATGATTTGTTTGGCTTCGGTTGCGATTTCGTGGTCGCGCAGGATGTTAGCCAGGATCTGATTTTTAATATCTTTCGTCAGTCTCATTTTTGTGTCCTCATTATTGGGGCTTTCGCCCCGATTGGTTTAGTTAAATTTGATGTTGCCGCTGGTTGAGGTTAAGCGAGCACATACAGCTTCAACGGCATCGACGCACATGAAATCGTTAAAGGCTTCGACCAGGGCGTTTATGAAAGATGCCGGAACCAGGCCGCAAGCCGGATTATCGAATGTCGCGGAGTTGATCGCCGCTTTTGCCGCTTCAGAAGCATTCATGCTCTGGCACAGATTCAGCGCTTCCGCGTTACGCATTGCGTGAAAGGTAAAGGTATTCGCTACAGTAGCTTTATTGAAACGGGCCATTGCGGCGTCTACTGGAGTTGCTACGGTCATGTTAGTCATTTTGTTTTCCTTCATATCTATGTTGGTGTGCAACCAATATAGCGCAACCAATTCCAGCAGCGCAAGCGAATTTTGCGATTATTTTTATCACTGATAATATTAAGGCGTGAAGTCAAGCGGGTGGCCCGCTTTGCCACAATCCCAGGGGGATAGCATGAAACTTACTAAAGCAGAATATGACGCGTTGCCAGAAGGCATGAAGGCTTTATTTGTTGCCGATGGTGATGGGTATAAATCCACGTTCATGACCGCCGAAGAAGTACAGGCGGAGATCAAGGGTCTGAAAGACAACAACGCGAAGCTGGTGAGCGAGAAGAAAGCAGAAGCCGAACGTCGCGCCGAAGCCGAGCGCCTTGCGAAAGAGAAAGAGGAAGCCGCCGCGCGCAAAAATGGCGACCTCGAAGCGATTGATAAATCCTGGAAGGATAAGTTCGCAAAACATGAAGCGGACACATCGGGGAAAATCGAAGCCTACCGCAAGCAGATCCACGACTTAACCATCGGCAGCGCTGCCAAAGATTTGGCCTCGAAGCTGTTCGGTAAGAATGCCGGCATCATGCAACGCCACGTTATGGACCGCCTCACGCTGGAAGACGGCGAGGACGGCAGCTTGAAGGTGCGGGTACTGAAGGACGGCAAACCCTCCGCGCTGACTATGGAAGAACTAGAAAAAGAGTTCCGTAGTAACGCCGATTTTGCATCCGTCCTGGCTGGCACGCCAGCCGGTGGTGCTCCGAGCAAACCGACGCAGGTCGTCGAAGATGTGAAGTCGAAAATCACTATGGGACACAGCTTCGGTATCACTGACTTGACGAAACAGGCCGGGGATATCATTGCTAAAATGGGCGACGAGTAAGCAGGCCGCCCGCGAAAGCGGGCGATTTTGCGAGCGCGTAAATCTAAGGTAACATTAACGGCACTGGGCGAATGCTCACAACTCAAAGGATTCTAATATGTCTTTAACAGTGTTCCAGCGTAAACTCGTCACCGCGGTTACGCAAATGATTCCCGATAACCTGAACGTGTTCAACGCTGCCGCTAACGGCGCTGTTGTTCTCGGTACGGGTGAAGTGCTTAAGGACGTTGTAGAAAAAATGTCCGTAGGCTTGATCGCCAACCTCGTTACCGACCGTAACGCCTATGCCCCTGTCGGTACACCGGCAACCGCAAAAGTGCTGGCGCGTATGCTGACCAACTCGGTTAACCTTTCCGCGAAAGTGGGTCCTGTTGCGATCACGAAGGCCATGATGGCTAAAATCGAAACCAACGTTAACAGCGTTGCGGCTGAGATTGCGGCACAGGCAACTCAAGCGATTATGCTGCACTATCTGAAAGCTGGTATCGGCGCGGGTAAAGCGGCTATCGAAAGCAACACAGCGGCAAACTACACCCAACCGGCTCGCGTTGACGGCGTTGGCGGTCGTACATTCCCGACCCTGGCAGACTTCCCGCTGGCGGCTTCTAAGTTCGGCGATCAGGCGTCTTTGATTAAGTCATGGTTTATGGACGGCGTTACCTGGGCAAACTTCATCGCTTACCAGGCGCTTCCATCTGCCGAGCAGGTATTCGCGATCGGCGATCTGCAGGTAATGGGCGATGGCCTGGGCCGCCGTTTCATTATCTCCGATGCCGCTGCCGATGCAATGGGCGCGGGTAAAATGCTGGGTCTGGTCCCTGGCGCGGTTGCAGTTACCACCAACGGCCTTGATATGCTGGCGCAGGAAAAAGGCGGTAACGAGAACATTGAGCGCTGGTGGCAGGGCGAGTTCGACTTCAACGTGGCTGTTAAAGGCTATCGTCTGAAGGCGTCCGCTCGTACTCCGATCGAAGGTGTACGCTCGTTCAAACTGGACGATATCACCACTAAGGATAACTGGGAACTGGATCAGGGCCAGGTAGACAACGCCCCGGCAACCGTTCAGGATGTTGGCGCTGTTGGTGACGGCGATACTAAAGGCCGTCGTAAGACCCAGGCCGCACAGGCAGTGCCTACCCGTCACATCAAGGAAACCGCTGGCGTACTGGTTACGCTGACTGCGACCACAGCGTCCTAACAGGCGCACATCCCAAAGGGGCGGGCTTATGCCCGCCTTTTTTATAGGAGTGAATGAAATGTATGGCGACCCGCAAACATTTGTCGATTATGCCGCGGCGCGAGGCGTTGAAGTCACGCTGGGCGATGCAACGCGACACCTCACCGTCGTTAATGACTTCCTTAACGGAATAAACTGGATCGGCGAACCAGCAGACCAGACTGGCATCGACGCATGGCCTCGCATCAATTACCCTTCGGATGGTAAGCCGGTGCGCGACACGCTCACTGAAGTTGTGGCAGTAGTGCCCGCAGGGCAAATCGTAGATTTTGCATCAACCCCCATTGCCGTCGAGCAAGCCGTTTACAGGTTGGCGATGTTGGTGGCGGACGAGGTCGATATTTCTCCTGTTGGCAGTGGTAAGGAGACTATCCGCGAAACTGTTGGCCCGATCACGATGGAATATGACCCTGCGACGATTGGTAGCGGTGTCTCGTTCCCGTGGTGGGATGGCTTGCTGGGCCACTGGATTGACTCAGACGGCAACGCAGCGGGTAATTTTGACGTATTCCGGGGGTGATATGAATCCTGCATTACTGGCGGCTATTTTAGCCGCAAATACTAAACGTCAACCAGAACCTGAACCAGAGCCAGAACCGGAACCACCGGTACAGGAGGATGATAATGGCGGGCTTTAATTACACGGGCTTAAAGCGGAAAGTCAATCCGCTGATTAAAAAGTTCGGCATGACGGCTACGGTGACGCGACCAGGCACCGTAGACCGCGTAGACGGCGACGAAGTGGTCATCCCTCCGACCTCGTTTGACGTCATCGGGCTTCGCGAGGAGTACAAGCCTAGCGAGATCGACGGTACGCGTATCGTTGCCGGGGATGTGAAATTTTTGTGCCAGGCCATCAAGCAGGTAAAGGTCGGTGATTTGGTTAGCCTGAACAATACAGACTACCGGGTTATCAATCCCAACCCCCTGCAACCAGCGGGACAGACCATGCTGTTTCAACTACAGCTAAGGGGCTAACGTGGCTGAGGTATACTCATTCGCCGCCACGATCGCAACGTGGGTGGATAAGACGAAGGAGAACAACGACAAGGCGGTGCGGGCGTACGGTATGCAAATACTCGGACGCCTGATCGAGATCTCCCCGGTTGGGGATCCCCGCCGGTGGAAAATTAACAGGGCTTACGCGCTGGCCCGCCAGCACGCAAACAAGGTGAACGCCGCGCAGCGGCGCAAGAATGGCGGCAAACTGAAGCGCGGGCAGAAGAAACACGCCAGTGTGCTGGTATCATTCAAAACTAAAAACGGCAATGTAACATTCCGCCAGCGTGGTTGGGCCGCGAAGAATTACACCGGCGGGCGCTTCCGGGGTAACTGGCAGGTGACGTTCGACCGCCCGGCTGTTGGCGCTATTGACCGCGTGGACAAGGCCGGAACGGCAACACTAGCCGCTGGGCGTGAAGTGCTGGCACATTACGATTCGAGTGAATACGGGTCGATCTGGTTTACTAACAACGTGCCATACGCGCAGCGCCTGGAGTATGGCTGGAGTAAACAAGCGCCCGCGGGGATTGTTCGCGTAGTAGCGGCAGAAATCAATTCGAAGGTGAAATAATGAGCAATACTCTAATCCGCAAGGCGCTTAACCGCGTGGTAGAAGATTTATCGGTAAGCCTGAGCACCAGCCATCGACCGATCCTTGTTAACTGGGAGAACGTGCAGGGGGACCACGCAAACGGTAGTGGTGTCTACCTGGAGCCGTACTTACTACCGGCACCGACCCAGTTTGTGGGCTTCCAGCAAAAGGGGAGAATCTATGCAGGCGTTTATCAGGTTGCCGTTGTGTTTCCCGCGGGTACTGGCACACAGTACGCGAGCGAACTGGCGGACGCCATCGCTACGTCGGATAAGTGGCTGGCGGTAAAGATTTCCGGCGCTGCATTCCAGCTTCAGGACGCGCCATACACCAGTTCGGTGATTGAAGACGTTGACCGCGCCCGCATCGTAGTTACAGTCCCCTACACCTGTTGCGCCTGATTTGGCGCTATTCTGCGCGTGCTGTATCATTGAACCGTATATCTAAACAGGAGTGTTCATTATGGGTTATCAACTTCCTAACGGGTCCAGCGTCCAGATTGGGTCCGTACTGGGCAACGGCATCGCTGTTACGGCAGCTACCAACGCCGCCGCGTCGATCTCTGATCTTACGAAAGGTTGCGTTATCACCTGCGCGGCTTCTCATGGCCTGCAAGTTGGTGACGTGGTTATGTTCACTAAAACCCCGTGGGTCCGTGCGCTGAACCGCGCGTTCATCGTGGGTAAAGTGGCGACTAACGACGTTACACTGGCGCGCTTCGACACCTCGGACGTCACCAAATATCCTGCCGGTGCTTTTGGGGCGGGAACCCCAGGCGAAGTGGTGAAAGTGTCGAATTTTATCGACTTCCCGTATATCACTAACGTTGCCGTGTCGGGTGGCGACCAGCAGACCACCACCTTCCAGCCGTTGCAGGTGAATACTGCGATCAGTCTGAATACCACGAAAAACCCGTTGGTCCAGACTTACACGTTCACCCACGACGAAGAAGACCCGATCCGCCCGATTCTGGAAGACCTGGACGACACACAGAAAACCACTGTGATTAAGTTCACTAACCCGGCAGCGGCAAGCGGCAAAGGTGAGATCCGCATTTACCCGGCTAAGGTGTCTTTCCAGAAGATTCCATCGGCTGAAGTAAACAACGTGGAGACGGTGGAGTCCACCCTCACTATGCAGTCCGATATGGTTATTTACCGTAAGGACCTGGTTGAAGCGCTGTCGTAATTTGGTCGCTTAAATAGCGGGTGTTAATATGGGGCCAGTACGGCCCCTTTTTTTATTGGAGAATACCACAATGGCTAAAGCACCACTCTTTACACTCGACCCTAAACCGACTTTTAAGCTACCGATTGAGATCCCGCGCCCCGGAGAAAACGAACCTGGCAAAATGACGTTTACCGTGCGCCACCGTCCGATCGACGAGTTTTCGCAGACCATGCAGGATACTGAGCGCAAGTTGTCAGAATATGACGACAATGACCCGGACGGCTTTAATGTTATGGTCGAGGCCATCATGCACGTCGCAGAAGGCTGGAATCTGCCGGACGAATTTAACGCGGAGAACGTCCGCCGCTTGGTGGTCAACTACCCGCGCGCGTTCGGCGTGTTCCATACGTCGTACTATCTCGAACTGATGGGATTGCGTGAAAAAAACTAATTGAGGCGGCGCGACGCTTTTATGGCCCGCCGCCACCCTCCGAAGATTTAGCCGCGAGTTTATGGGGCGCGGCCCCTGAAGATGTTTGCCCACCAGTTGCGCTATGGCCCGACAACGCTAAGGTAGTCGCCGTCTTCACGGATTGCTCCACGCAATGGCGCACCGGATTCGGCGGCGCATACGGCATCGACTACGGCGTACTGGAATGGCTTTTTAAGATGCACGGCATCGAAAACGCGCAACGTGCGTTTAAAGATATCAAGCTAATGGAACGAGTTGCGCTGGATGAAATGGCGCGGCAGAACCACGCATAACGGAGCGGGACAGGCGGGACGTCCCGTTTTGTCCCGCCACCACTAAACCGCATATATACTCACTTTCATTGCATAAATTAAAAGCGGGACAGGTGCGCTGTCCCGATCTGTCCCACCCCCAAAATGTGAATATCTATTCGATTTTCGTGCATAAAACAAACGGGACAAAAAGCGGGACAGAATTGGGCGGGACAAAGCGGGACAGCACCCCTGTCCCCGCCAGTGCTGCCGCGGGTTTTAGCCGATCGGGACAGGCGGGACAAAGCCAAGTCTTTCAGACTAGACGGGGGTCAATGGCCCCCCTCGTCTGAGACTGAATAAGGTTTGTTTTAAATTCGCTGATACAATGACCGACGGCAACTGCATAAAAAGGGGGACTGCATAATGGCAGATCAGGCAGCGGGCATCACGCTCAAGGCGGACGTCGCGCAAATTAAAACGGCGAATACTGTGCTGGACACATTTGCGCAGAAATCCGAGAACACAGAACAGAAAGTAAAAAAATTAAACGACACCCTCGGCAAGTCGAAAAAGGTTACTGGCGACGCCGCGGGCGGAATGGAAAAGTTAGCGACTGAATCGCAGCGCGCCGCCGACGGCATGACGAAACAGGAGCGACTAGCCAGCCGATTAGGCATGTCGACCAAAAACCTGGGATTCGCATCGCGGAACGCCGCATTCCAGTTACAGGATATCGCGGTTACGCTTGAGATGGGTATGCCGGTGCACCGCGTTATGCTTCAGCAGCTACCGCAGCTTACTGGGGCGTTTGGCGGACTGGGAAACACGCTGCGTTATGTCGTCGGCACACTCGGCCCGTTAGGGATCGGCATCGCTGCATTAACGGCAACGCTCGGCGTAGGGGTGGCAATTACGACCCGCGCAGAGAACCAGGTGGCGGCGCTTAATAAGACGCTGGCGCTGTCCGGTAATATTTCAGGCCTGACAGCTAACCAGATCCTTGTGCTGTCCGAGAACGCCGAGCGCATGGGCGGGTCATTTCGCAAGACGCGTGACACAATCCAGGCGCTGGCGGCGGCGGGTGTGAAAGCGGGTGGTGACTTTGGCGCATTGGCTAAGGTAGTGAATGACTTTGCGAAGGTGTCCAGCCAGCCGATCGAGGATGTGGTAGCGGCGGTGGCGAAGCTGTCAACCGACCCGGTAGGCGGCTTGCGCGCACTGGCGGATAAGTATCACGTCGTAAACGAAGCGCAGATCCAGCAGGTACAGTCGCTGGTTGATGCGGGTCGTGAGACAGACGCAGTTGCGTTGGCTAACAAAACAGCCGCTGCGTCGTTCACCAGCATGACCAATGAGATCAAGGCGAACATGGGTACGCTTGAGCGGTCTATGAACGTCGTCACTTCGGCAGCTAAATCAATGTGGGACGCTATCCTGGATGTGGGTCGCGCGCAGTCCTCCAATGAGTCTGAGATGAAAGCGCGCGAATCACTCCAGCGCATGACCACGGCGTACTATGCCGAGATGAAAGCGGTAAACGCAGCCGGTGGGGTAATGACTGAAGCGCAGAAAGCGCGTATTAACATGCTTTATAGCGAACTGGTCGCCCAGGAGAAAGTAGTAGCGTCGCTCACCCTGCGTAACCGTGCGGAGCGAGACAACGCCCGATCCGCAGACGAATCCGCAAAGGCGAACGAGGAGGCTAACCGCACCGCCCGCGACCGCGCTGCGTTCGAGAAGGAGTACGCAACCAACGCGAAGAAGCGCGCAGACGAGATCGCCCGCCTCAATTTGCTGAATAAGCGCGGCGTTATTGACGAGAAAGAGCTTGCTGAGGCGGTTAAGCAGGTAAACGAGCGTTACAAAGACCCGGCCCCGAAGAAGGCCGCGGCTGTTCGCGTGGATGCCGGTATGAAAATGCTGGAAGTCGCACGGAGCGAACTGGCCCAGCTTCGAGAATCCGGCAAGCAGATCGAAGCCAACGCGTCTACGCAGACCCGCACGCAACGCGCGCAAGCGGCCTTAAACAAGCTGATCGCCGACAATGAGCAGTTAATTGCTGCGAGCAAAGAAAGAGCGCTAACGGCAGCAGAAAAGCAGCAGATGGTCGAATTCGGACGCGTGAAGGAAGTGCGCGAGCAGATCGTCGAAGAAGCCAAATTGCTGGACGCGAAAGAGAAGCAGGTTAAGGCGCACGCGCAGATCGATGCCTTCGTTAAGAACCAGAACGCCGAACTAAAAGCCACCGCCGCGGGCTATGCGCTTTCCACTCGCGAAGCGGCAAACCTGCGCGAAGAATTGCAGTTAATCGACCGCCTGAAGCGTGTAGGCGCTAACGATACCGATATTGACAAGGCGGTGTCTAAGCTGCGGGAAGTGCAGGAGGCGCAGACCGGCGCTAACGCCTCGCTATGGGATGGATTCAGTCGCGGGCTTAAGGATAGCGTGGATGAAATGGGTAACGGATATACGCAGATGGCGTCGCTTACGAAATTCACATTCAGCGCTATGCAAGACACGATGAACGAGTTTTTCGAGACTGGCAAGATTAACGCGAAGGATATGGTCAAATCCATCCTGAGCGAGTTAATCAAGCTGGCTACCTCGCAGGCGTTCAAGTCCATCGTTGGCGCTTTCGGTGGCGGCGGCAAAAACGGATTGTTCGGCGCTATCTTCTCGGGCCTCACTAAGAATGCGGACGGCGGAGCGTACGCAGGAGGCAATCTCGCGGCCTATTCGGGTAAGGTGGTAAGCCAGCCTACCTTTTTCAGTTATGGCGTCCAGGCGTTCGCTAAGGGCGCAGGATTGATGGGTGAGGCTGGACCCGAGGCCATCATGCCACTGAAGCGCGGGCCGGACGGGAAACTTGGCGTTGCCGCGTCGGGTGCGGGCGGTGGTATGGTCGTGACGACTAACGTTTACACTGGGGCCGGTAAAACAGACACCAGTGTGAGCGGCCCAGACCCCCGTACAGCGCAGGCGTTCGGCAAGCAAATCACCGAGGCGGTGAAGGCCGAGATCGTGAAAGCGACGAAACCGGGTGGTGTACTTTACAAACGATGATAAAATGGCCTCCACATCCATCGTGGGGGCTTTTCTATGGCACAAGGTACAATCACACTAACGAACGGAAGTAAGACCGTCACGGGTGCGGGGACGGCGTTCTTGAGCGAGGTCGGGAAGGTCCGCGTATTCGCCCGCATCGACGGCAACGACTACACCGGAAAAATTGCGGCATTCAACTCTAACACCGTCATCACCCTGGCGGATAACTGGGCAGGCCCGACAAAAGCCGGTGCGGCTTATGAGTTAATCGAAGCGCACGACCCGCGGTCAAACGAATGGCCCTATTACTGGCACATGCAATTGCAAGGCGGCGGCGACGTGCAGTTGGCTTTCCGGTCCGAGGAATTGCAATTCGGTAACGGCTACGGTCAGAACATCGCGGACGGCCCGAACGCCGAAACGAAACAGTTCCCCGTGCAATTCATAGGACTGACTACCGACAAGTGGTGCAATCCCAAACTGGTTTACAACTTCCTTCGCGGGCACTTCGTCACGCCGTTTGTCGTCACCGCGCCGGATGGCGAAACCGGTTTATTCGTGGTCGAGCGTTCGAGCTTGTCGTACACTGACAACGGGCACTACACGGCAACGGTATCCGCCACCCTTAAGACTGCTATTGGATTCGTAAGATGAATAAATTATATCGTGAGGCGACGCGCTTTGACCCATCGGGACGCGTTCGCCTGATTCACATTGACGCGCAGGACGTGGAACCAGGCGACGGCGCAATCGGAGCGGGCCATCACTATTTTCATTACTGCTTTATCCCGCACACCGCCGAGGATATTGCTGCCGCCGGTGGTGACGAGGATAAGCTAAAACCTAAATCAATCTTCTTCGGCGGGCAGGAGTTCGAATTTTGGCCCTTCGATTTGTCCGGCCTCAACTTCTCCACGTCAACGGCAGCGGAACCGCAACTAACCATCGTCGATATTGGCGGGATTATCACCCGGCTGTCGCTGAACCACGACCAGCTACTGGGAGCGAAGGTTGAGATCATTGATACGTTCGCGAAGTTCCTGGACAACGGGGCAGACCCAGACCCGACGCAGAAACGAGTTCAGGAGTATTACATCGACTCGCAGGTCGGGCGCAATCCTGGCAAGCAAATCACCTTCGCACTATCCTCACCTGCTGATATGGAAGGGCAGGTCGTTCCCCGTCGCCAAATCATGAATATGTGCGAATGGGCGCTCAACGGGAAGTACGCCAGCGGTGACGGGTGCACATGGAACCTTGCGAAGCCGGGGATCAAGTATTACGACGAGCGTGGTAATGAAGTCATTGCGATGAATATGGACCGATGCGGCGGCTGTCTGTCCGACTGCTATCTTCGTTTTGGGCAAGGGCTTGCGGATCCTAAAGCTGCGGTGTTGGACTTCGGTGGTTTTCCTGGGTCCAAGTTGATTAAGGGGTAGCCATGTTAACGAAAAAGGTTAAAAGCGATATCGCCGCACACGTTGCGGCGTGTCTGCCGGAAGAAGCCTGCGGCCTGGTTGTCATGGTTGGTCGTAAGCAAGTATTCGTCCCATGTCTGAACGTATTCGAAGACCCGACCGGCGTGCGCTCACGCAAGGACGCGTTTACTATTAGTGATATGGCCTGGATGGATGCCGAGGATATGGGCGACGTCGTGCGCGTAGTCCATTCGCATCCGGGACAGCGAGAGCTTACCCCCTCACTGGGCGACGTTAATGGATGCAACGGCAGCGGCGTAGTCTGGACCATCACTAACGAATATGGCGACTTTATCGAGATCGACCCTGAAGACCCGCCGCTGGTGGGGCGTCGATTTGTTCTCGGAATTACGGATTGTTACGGCCTCGTCATGGACTGGCACAAAAAGCAGGGAGTAAACCTGCCCGACTTCCGCGTGCCGTATAACTGGTGGGAGACAGGCGAAAACCTGTATATGGACAATTGGTACGGTGCGGGCTTCAGGGAATGCGAGGAGAATACGCCGGGGGCGATGGTCATAATGCAGATCAGCGCGCCAGTGCCAAACCACGCTGGGATATTCCTTCCGGGCAACCAACTACTACACCATATCTACGGTAGTCTGTCGAGCGTGATACCCTTCCGGTCAGGATTTTTCCGCGACAATGTGGTTAAATGGGTACGTCATAAAGACCTACCGGGGGATATCACAGAATGGCAATGACCACGTTTAAATTGTACGGCGTCTTAGGGCGTCGATTCGGCAAAGTGCATAAGCTGGACTGCTTCACACCGGGCGAAGGAATCACCGGCTTGTGTGTGAAGTTGCCAGGGTTACAAGACTTTTTAATGTCGGCCCACCTGGACAACATGATGTTCAAGGTGCGCAAAGGCGACCACACAATGACCGGCTATGACGAGCTAGGCGAGTTCCACGGCAACCGCGTCGTCACCATCGCTCCGGTTATGACTGGCGCAAAAAGAGGATTGGGCCAATTGCTGGCGGGTGTCGCGATCGTAGTGGCGTCGTTCTATACGGGCGGACTTGCTACTGCCGCTTTCGGGGCTTCGGCTGCAACCGCTGCCGCGATCGGTACGGCGACATTTTCGTTCGGGATGTCGATGGCGCTGGGTGGCGTTATGCAATTGCTGTCGCCTCAACCGAAAGGATTGCAAACAAGGCAGGACGTGGATAACAAGGCTTCGTATGCGTTCGGGGGGCCGGTAAACACGACCGCGCAAGGCACGGCACTTGGTGTATTATGGGGCGAGCGTGAGATCGGCGGCGCTATTATTTCAGCCGGAATCGTAACCGAGGATTTGAACGAATGACGATTATCTACGACGTCACGGGCCATAAAGGCGGCGGCGGCAAACAGCACACCCCACAGGAGACGCCCGATAGCCTGCATTCGCTGGCTAAAATCCGCATCTTGCTCGCGTTGGGCGAGGGTGAATTCGAAGGCATTACGAGCGCCAGCGAATTGCGGCAGCGTGTATACCTGGACGGAACACCGATCCAGAACGCAGACCTGTCTGAAAACTTCCCCGGAGCGCGTGTGGAGTTCCGCCCCGGAACACAGCACCAGGATGTGATCCACGGATTTTCAGCGGTGGAAAGTGAGCAATCCGTTGGGGTAAAACTGGAGAACGGCACGCCGTGGGTGCGCCAGATTAACGACACCAGTTTGGACGCCGTGCGCATTCGCATCGGCATTCCGGCCTTGTACACAAACGAAGATAATGGCGACCTGGTGGGTGGGCGCATCGACTATAAGATCGTTGTGTATACGGATAACGCCGACCCGCGTGAGTTTACCTTCGCTGCCGTTGGTAAAACAATGTCGCTATACGAGCGCGATCACCGCATCGAATTACCGCCGAACGTGAATACCGGCTGGCGCGTGGAGGTGCACCGCATAACGGCAGACTCCACATCGGCGAAAGTGGTTAATGATATCCGGGTGCAGTCCATCACTGAGATTATCGACGCCCGCCTGCGTTACCCGCTAACCGCGCTGTTGTTTGTGGAGTTCGACGCCAAAGCGTTCCAGAACATCCCGCGCGTGTCCATCAAGTGCAAAGGCCGCAAAGTTCTAATACCGAACAACTACGACCCGATTAATCATACTTATTCCGGGGACTGGGACGGCACGTTTAAACGCGCATGGACGGATAACCCTGCGTGGCACTGGTACGATATTTGTATTACTGAGCGCTTCGGCCTCGGTCGGCGTATCAAACCGCAAATGTTAAACCGGTACGCGCTCTACCAGATCGCGCAGCGCTGCGATCAGTTGGTCAGCGACGGCAACGGTGGTCGAGAAATCCGCTTTAAGAATGATATGTACATTCAGTCACAGACGGATGCCTGGACCGTGCTTAAGGATTTGGCTGCCATCTTCGCCGGAATGACCTGGTGGGGCAACCAGATGTTGAATATCGTCAGTGACCAACCGGTCGCAGCAGTGTCGCACACTATCACCAACGCATCTGTTATTGATGGGCGATTCGACTACGCATCTGGCAGCCAGAAAACTCGCTATTCCACATTCGCGGTAGCATACGGCAATCCGAAAAACCACTACGATGACGCCATCGCAACGGGCCAACGTGTTGAACTGGTACGCCGCCATAAGATTAACCGTCTTGATATTACGGCGATCGGCTGTACGCGCGAATCCGAAGCGCAACGCCGCGGGCATTGGGCGCTAATATCCAACCAGCTTGACCAGCAAGTTAGTTTTAAGGTGGGCATGGAAGGGTTATTCTTTATTCCTGGTAGCGTAGTCGCGATCGCGGATACAAACATTTCTGGCGGATTCGAGACTCGCGGCGGTCGCCTGTTGTCGGACCCAGGAACGCGTACCGTGCTGAACACGGACAGCGAAATCACATTCCGCCCTGGTGATAAGTTCTTGGTGCGCACCGATAGCGGAAATGTGGAGACTCGCGAGATCGCCAGCGTCAACGGCAACAAGGTCACGCTAAAAACCGCACTGGATGCCGACCCGATTCCAGACCAACCGTTTTGCGTTGACGGCGATGATATCCAGTTGCAGAAATTCCGCATCACCGATCTGGAATATGACGACTCTACCAGCACTTTCTCGGTGCGCGGGATTGAATACAACGATAGCAAGTATGATGCCGTTGATAATGGCGCACGACTAGACCCAGGCATCTTTACGCAAGTGCCAGACGGTGTAATGAAGGGGCCGGAATCCGTTACCATCACCCCGTCGCAGATCTCATCGCAAGGCCAGCTAATCACCAACGTGGATATTGTTTTCCCGCCGGTGAAAGATGCCGTGGTGTATGAAATCCAGTGGAGGCGTACTAGCCTGCAGAATATGGAGATCCAGTGGGGTAACGACTGGGTGAATATCCCTCGCACGGCGTCGAATGGGGCGCACATCCCTAACGTGTTCTCCGGTAACTATCAGGCACGCGTCCGCGCAATTGGTATGGGCGAAATCTCGTCCCCGTGGGTGTCTTCCGCGATCACGCCGGTGGAAGGTCGCCTCGGTGGGCTTAACGCCCCAATCATCACCAACGCGATTTCGGGTCTGCACCAGATTCTATGGAAGTGGAACCACAACAACGCTGCGACTGATATATCATACACCGAGCTTGAAGTGCGCAAGACGGGTGAAACGGAATGGAAATTCTTAACAAACGTCCCCTATCCTGGCGCGGAGTACGCGCAAACGTCGCTGGAGTTCGGCATATACCAGCAGTTGCGCGCCCGTGTAGCGGATAAAATCGGCAACCTGTCGGACTGGTCCGCCCCGTTCGAAGGCCAGGTGAGTGACAAAGTTGACGAGTACATGAAGGGGCTTGATGACGAGTTCTTGACTTCTGAGGATGGTAAACACTTCCAGGAAGCTATTAACACGATCCCGCAAGGCATTTACGAATCAATGCTCACGGACGCCCAGCAGATGTTCAACGCCCGCGCCGAGTACAAAGGGATTTACGCAGAAATCAAGGTCGCATATAACGTGGCGGCAGACGCCCACAAGGCAGTCGCGCAACTGGAAACGTTGATCGGCACTCGCCTTGACGATGCGGAAGCGGCAATCCACACGTTGCAGACAGCGCAAAGCACGCACGAGCAAGCATTCGCCCAGTATCAGCAAACTGTTGCCGCTAAGTTCGGGGAACAGGAAGCCGCCATCCAGCAGGTACAAACGGCAACGGCGGACGTGGCTGGCGCACTGGCGGAGTACAAGACCCAAGTGGCGGCACAGTTCGGGCAGCAGTCCGCCGCTATCGAGCAGAAGATGACGTCCACGTTTAACCATGCCGGTGGTAACGCCACATACAGCCTTAAGGCGGGCGTGACGTATAACGGGACTTACTATGATGCCGGTATGCAGCTTTCCGTCGTGGCGGAAGGCGGCGCGGTTAAATCCCGTATAGCGTTCAAAGCGGACCAGTTCTATATCATGCACCCGTCTAACGGCACGCTGTCGTCTGCGTTTATCGTCGACGGTGGGGCGGTGTATATCGACACAGCGCGCATCAAGGACGCGACTATTAACTTCGCGCAGATCACGGACACGCTGCAATCGAATAACTATGACGGCAACACGCGTGGTTGGCGCTTAGGGAAAGAGGGGACGTTTATCAACCTGGGAACCGGTAACGGCGGCGGGATGAAACAGACGAACACGCAAATCAGCGTTAGGGACGGAAACGGCGTGCTCCGCGTGCAGCTTGGAGAACTCACAGGTAGTTGGTAGCATAGGGGCTTCGGCCCCATTCTTTTGGAGGTATAGCATGGCTTTCGGTGTCGCAACATGGGACGCGCAAGGGCGACCAAACAACTACGGGATCAAGCCCGTTTCGGTTGTAGGAATTATTAAACTGGCACAAGGTCAAACATCGGGGGCGTGGGCGTTCGATATTCCTTCAGGTATGAAAGTAGGTTTTGCGGTTACGCTGGACGTAGGCGGCACTACGGTCGGTCGGGCGATCCGTGCCAGCGGGAACACGATAACAGTATCTGCGGCAAACAGCGTCGGTATTGGAAACTACCCGGCGTCAGAATGTGAAGTAGTAGTTTTTGTGGAGAAAGCGTAAAAATGGCAAACTTCGGCGCGTTAATCGATAACAACAACGGCAACCCATTCGTAACGCCAAACTCAACGCCGTTCGTCCTCTACGCTAAGGTGTCGGCAAATTCAGTGGACGCCGGTGCTGATTATAAAACAGCAAGCGGGGGCGTGGATATTCCAGCGAACTATCCGGCGATGGTGTTTATGCGGTCAAATAACCGTTGCGTCCTGGCGGCGTCACGATCAGGTAACCGGATTATATTTAGCGGAAGCATTCAGGGGCAGAATAACCCACATTTTACCGTCACGGCGTACATATTCGCGCGATTCCCGCAACCGCTGCCGAGATGGGGGTTTGCTATTTGGGACGCCAGCGGGACTTGCATACTAACCAACGAGAGCAAGGTACTCACCGATTTAGTCACGGTTGGCAGCTTTGGCAATAACGGCGGCATCAACATAGACCAGACGCTGCCGGGTAAGTACGCGGTATCACCTATGTTAATGGGCGCTACTCTGATCCAGATCTTTGTACAGGGGCAGCCGCTGATTATCCAGATCACGGCGGGGGCAGGGGCTTACGACAACGGAAGCGGAACACGGATTAACGCCGTGGCAACACAAGCGGGGTCTGGTAGCGTCGCGGGGTATCAAAACACTGGGGTTGCTTTGACAGCGATTAACGTGGATGGAATATGAAAGCCCCTTCCGGGGCTTATTCGCAGGTGGTGCTTTTGAAGTGGTCGACCGACACATACTGGAAGTTGAACGGGTAGCCCGCCCGCAACATTTTATGCCCGCTAAAATCGGCAACACCGAACACCGGGACCGAGTATTCCATGCCGCTATTAACATATGTCGCGTCGCAGACTTTAGTCGGCATGTTGGCACAACCCGACAAAAGAACCGCACAAATCATAATTAAAGTTTTCATGGTATCATCCCCTATATTTGGTTGAGTTTTAGTATTACACCGCTCGACCAGGATTGCAACCAATTTATGAGGATTCAGCTATGGCAGCGGGTACACTATCCGTAACGAATAACAGCAAGGCGGTTGTCGGGGTAGGCACGACGTTTACCGCGTTTAAAGCTGGCGACTTCTTAACGCTGGTGGTAGGACAAGTCCCCTACACCGTGGCAATCGCGTCCATTGAAAGCGCAACCGCGCTCACGCTGGTGTTACCGTTCGACGGACCCACGGCCACCGGCCTTGCCTGGGATGGCGTTGCGCGCGATACCATGTCACTGGCGACGATGGGCGTAACAGTCCAGGCACAGAAAGCATTGCGCTTGATGATTGCGGATGAAAACAACTGGCGTGCAATCTTCGGCGACGCTGAAGAGATCACCGTTACGCTGCCCAACGGGCAAGTTATGCAGGGTATGTCATGGGGCTACCTGTCGCAATTGATGAAGCAGATCGACCCCGTTGAAATGCGCAACCTACAACAACAAGCCGCCGCGTCTGAAGCAGCAGCGCAAGGATTTCGCAATGAGGCCGAAGGCTTCAAGAACGATGCCAATACCATCAAGACGCAGACCAACCAAATCAAGGCCGATACGCAGGCGGTCCACGACGCCACCAACACCATCAAGACGCAGACGAATCAGATTAAGGCCGATACGCAAGCCATCAAGGACCAGACGAACCAGATCAAGACGGATACCGGCATTATTCGGGACCAAGCCAATACGGCGAAGACTGACGCGCAAGCCGCCAGAGATGCCGCGAAAGGGTATCGGGATGAAGCCGAAGACTTCAAAAACGCGGTCAACCCTACGCAATTCATGAAGACGTCTCAGAACCTGGCAGACGTAGCAAATCAATCAGCGGCACGCTCTAATCTTGGTCTTGGGTCGGTAGCTACGGAGAACACCGTTCCGATCGAGAAAGGAGGAACCGCCGCGACAACGGCAGCGGCGGCACGCTCTAATTTCGGGTTGGGCGAAAACAATAACGTAAAACTTGGTACGTTGCGCCTAAACGGTGGTGAATCGCTAGTCTTCAATGATGTCGAAAGAAACGGCTTAGCACTATCAAACGTCTCATATGGGATAGATAGTTGGGTAGGCTTCACCATGCACAAATGGTACGCCGACTGGACCCGCGCAGGAATTGTGCGTGCGGGGGACACCCACCTGTCAGACTACCGCGTCCACGTGTGGAAAGATGGTATGACTGAATCGCTATTCCGCTTCCTACCGGACGGCAGGCTTATTAGTGGTAACAGCGGCAACCCGTCGGTTAACGAGTTCCAGAAAGCGGCGCTATCGGACCGCGACCTTAAAAAAGAAATCAAATACACGGACGGCGAGGAAAGCTACAACCGCGTTCGCCAGTGGCTTCCGGCGATGTTCAAGTATAAGGAGTCGGACGTACAGCGATACGGCCTTATCGCGCAGGATCTGGCAAGGATTGACCCGGAATACGTGCATTTGCTGCCGGGTTACGCCATTTATGAGGACGTCAAGGGGGTCGACGAGGAAGGGAATGAGGTTGTAGTCGACCGCAAGGAGATCGGGTATACCGACGATGTGCTGTCTTTGGATAGTAACGTGCTGTTGATGGACCTGTGTGCCGCCTTCGTCCACCTGTTGCATAAAGTGGAGAAGCTGGAAGGTAAATAAGGAGAAGGGGCCGTGCGGCCCCTTTTTTAGTTTGAGTTTTCCCAGTCCATTTTGCGCCGCACCAGCGGGCTTTCGTAGTATTCTTTACCGTCCACTTCCACTAAAGGCCAATCGTTAACAATCACGTATGGCTCCGCGACATCTTCAATCACGCCGCGCGCGCTATGTTGTCCGAACGATACGCCCACCAGGATAACACCGGCAACGCGACGGGTAAGGTATTCGCGAGCGCAACGTGCCTCAACCAGTCCGCGACGGATGCCGCTGGTAGCTTTGACTTCGTAGGTCCAGACGGCATCAATCATATGTTCGCGGAAGTCGGGACCGGATTTTACCTTGCGCTTGCCAACCATGATAATATCGCCGCGGTCGATAGTGTTAGCGCTAAACAGGCCGGTACGCATTAGCAAACCTTGCGGGATACAGCTACGCCCGCCCGCCTGCCCTTCGAGGTACATGCCTGCAAACATTTCGCCCAGCACACCGACGAGTCTGCTTTGCTTGCACGCGTCAGACTTGTATCGCCACTGTTCAAACTCGATGCTTGCAATCATCGCCGCCAGGTGGAATTGTTTACCGGTTATTTCATATTCGCCGTACATTGTGAATCCCTCATTGATGCGGGCCGAAGCCCGCGATTAAATTATTTAAGTGCGCCAGTCACCAGTGTTTTTTCCATGTTACGGAAATCTTCCTGCGTCATGCAGATTTTCGATCCGTCTTCGCCGGTGAGCACGACCATAGGCTGGACGTCCTGGGCTACAACTCCAAAATTGGCGGCTGTAACCGTTTTACCGGGGGTAAATGCGCCGCCTGTTTTGACGGGCCAACCTTTGAGGCTGTCGAATTGTGCTGCCGTTGTATCGATCTGAATCTCGTCATGTACGGTCATGTAAGACTCGCCCAGCAGGGCGGCATACGCCACCAGATCCACGATGTTATCTTCCTGGTGCTTACGGTGCTGGCGCACCAGCTTCAGGCAGATCAGGAAGGTCCAGGCTTCTTGCTCTGTAAGGTCGCGACCGGTAAGCGCGTTAAACACGGCTGCGATTTGTTTAGCGCTGCGTTCTTCTTTCGCGTTGTCATAGCCGTTTTCTTTCCCGCGCTGTTCCATAGTGGTGGCGGCGTTTTTGCAGTATTCGTATGCTTTCACAGTATTACCCTTTTTATTGAGGGGCTGTATTGCCCCCGACACGTTTACTATAGTGCAACCAACCTATTGGTTGCAAGTGAATTTCGCAACATTTATCGCGTAAATTTTAGGGACCAAATCACCACACGCCCGACGAATTGCCGCGATGTTTTTCTCGCAATCTTCAATGATTACCAGTTCCGACACGTCCGCATAGCAGACCATTTTGAACACGGCGCACGCCTTAAACTCTGGCGGCGGGGTGTCGTCCAGCATGTGGCGCATGAATAACCGGCCTACCGGGAAGACCTCCAGTTGTTTGGCGGTGGTGTCCCAACATTCTCGCTGCCGGTTGGTCAGATACGCGATCTCGAAACCTTGCTCTTTATACATGCGCAGTAGCGGCAGCATATCCATGTTCAGGTCTTCGCGGACGTGCGCCTTGTGCCACTTTGCCCAAAAGGTGGATTTCGTTTTTATCCCCGGCACCAGGTCGGCGCGCGCATCACTTGAACCGTTAATAACGCCATCCAAATCACAAATCAGTAATTTCATTTTAAGCTCTCAATAAGGGTGTATCGGGCGCTGCGCGCGGTGTAAGAGTTGCACACGAAATGACAACGTCGGGTAATGACAAGCCACCCGGTAAGGTCCATACCCAGGAGGTGTTCAGGCCGTGACACGCGACGCACACGATCGCGGCGCGGGTCAATGTTATAGTCTTTTTGCATTTGGTCTACGACCGCGTGGTCGCGGTCAACGATTAAGATATTCATGTAGCTCACTCTCGCTCATTATTTCAATCTGTGCGCTGCCGGTGGGCGGCGCTTCGTCAAAGATTATCAATTGCTGGCACTTGTTATTGCTCGGACCGACTTCACCGGTGACTGCATGTATGAATCGGATCCGCCAGTCCAGAAGAATTATCAGGTTTGCAGTCTTCCGGGCCAGCTTTGCCCACTTCGTCGACGTGTCCTGATTCAGCAGCATGACGGTCCGGCGTCCGTGCGCTGCGCACTTAACCCACGGCAGCGGATCGGAATACGGCGGGTTGCACCACTTCCACCCTTTCAACTCTGACCAGTCCGCATCGAGCGCGCTGTGCTCTGCCGTGAAGTAACGCGGTAGCAGGTGGTTGGCATCGCTCGCCGCCATGTCATAACGGAATCGGTACTTCCGACGAAGCGGTTTAAATAAAGCTGGCGGAGTGCGCCAGCCATCTTTTTGCTCACTCTTCTGCATGGTCTGGATCTATCGCGTACAGGGCAATTTTCTTATTACTGTTTAGAACGCGTTGCACGCGCTTTGATTCCTCGGCGCCGAGCGGTCGGCAGTCGGAGTAGTAAGACCCGTTCCCCCGCCACGCAACCAGCACCAGGTCTTTCCGGTCAATCTTAGACTGGCGGCCCTTCGGACGCACGTACTCCTCGGCCCGTTTGCAATGCTCACGCAGCCCGTCGGCAGTGATGCGGTTTAGTGCAACGCTGGTGGTGTATCCGGTGCGCTGCATAATCCCCATCAATTCGAATAGCAGTTCGAAACGCTCCTCTAGCTCCTGGCGCACTTTCTTCTCCCCTTCATATAGCGCCTGGTTGGTGTCCGCCAACGCGTTCGCACGTTCGGCCTGTTCTCGAGCTTCGAGGCATTGCGCTGCCCAGTAATTTTTCTCTTCTTGTAAAATTTTCATTTATTTAATCTCCGTTGTGCGGATTTCATTGCGTGGAATAAGTTTGCCGCCAATCTCCACCCAGCAGACACCGTAGCGCCATTGGGTATTACGTCCCGTTTGCTCGGCGTACACGGTCTTGCATTCGTAGCGTTCCGTGTAGTAAATAGCCGTCGAAGGTATGCCAATACAACCGGCAATCATGAGGGTGAGTAGCACCCAAAATCGAAGGTCGCCGTCGTAGTCGAAAAATAATGATTTCATCTCACTGTCTCCGGGTATTAAAAAGGGCGTCCAAACCGGACACCCTCAATATAATGCAACCAATATGATTATGCAACCAATTTACGCATAAAAGTTAGGGTCGCGCGCAACGTCCACCAAATAGAGATTGCTGATCCGGTTGCCGTAATGGCCTGGCGTGCGCTGACGGCACACAACGGCAAAGCTGGGGGGATTGTATTGCCAGTCTCAATAATCCACGCCACGCGTGCGCCAGACAGCGTCTTGCCGTTGCATTCGATACGAGTACCGCCATCGGCAGTATTGAGGTTGCCAATCTTGCAGCCGGTGGACTTTAGGCGGATAACGCCTGTTTTGCTGTCGTAGGAAAAAAGCTGATTGGTCATTGCCACTGAAAAGTCGATGGCGTCGAATGCAGTATTCATTTTAAATTTTCCTCGTTAACCGCTATCGCGAAGCCGCGCGGGGTGAGCGACCTGATTAATTTGGTGCGGGCAGATTTGCCTCCGAGGCGACTATACTGCTTCGAGTACCCTTTTTCAACGAATACCGGCTTTTTCTCTGGTATACGGAAGCCGTTGCCGGTCCATAAGCAGGTCAGCTTCGGATATGAATCGCGGGCGTTGATGTATTCCGGGAAGAGCGGGTGCACGTCATCCTCCGGCAAATAGCCGCCATACTCCCACGGGTCAAACGAGTGGTCCGGCTTACGCCATTGAGTGGAGAGCACGCTGCGCGGATTCTCAATCATATATGGCACTTCAAAGAAATCACCCAGGTAAGCGGCGATCTTCGCGGTGCGCACCGCCTTAAGCTGGAAGGCAGGGTCGCGGGCGCGTTTGCGCGGGAAAGCTGGCGCACCGCTCACCGCCAGATCCGTACACGGCGGGAATGCGTATATGATATCCGGCGCGCCGAAATCACCATTCATCGCGCGGTCAACGAAGTCCAGGTCGATAAACTCATTACGATATCGAATGCCGCAACCATAGATCCGGTAATCAAGGTACAACCCGTGATCGGCTTCGGAGTAGTTGAAGCAATAACACTTATGCCCCATCTCGGCAGCACGCTCAATCATCAAGCCGCTGCCGTCAAATAATGACCATATAATCATTTGCGCGCCTTTTTAGCTTTCATGTATTCCATTAGATCGTCCTGGATATCGCGCTTACTGTCGCGACGCTCGGCGACCAGTTCGTCCAGTGTGCCGCGCGCCTGGATAATGTAGACGAATACTGGACGAGGGTGTCCGGCTTGCATCTGGCGAACTGGCCCGATACGCTCCACGATCTGCGCAAAGTGCTCATAGTTCCAGGTGTCTGAGAAGATAGCAAGGTGGTGTCCGCCATCCTGCAAGTTAAGGCCGTGACCCGCCGAAGCCGGGTGTGCGAACATGATGGGGATCTCACCCCTGTTCCACGCTTCCATATCCTTATTCCCTTGCTTTCCCTTACCCATCGCGACGCCGTGCGGGAATTTCTTCTTAAGACGTGCCAAGTCATGCTTGTACTGGTATGCGACGAGCAACGGCGCGCCGTTCAACTCCTCCACGATACTTTCCAGCGCGTCCAGTTTAGCGTCGTGAATTTTCACCCATTCGTCGGTGCGCTCGCCGTCTTCGTCGACTTTATACACGGCCCCGGAAGCAAGCTGAAGGCACTTAATAGTCTTCGACGCGGCGTTAGCCGCCTCCACTGTCCCGCTTTCCAGTTCGGCAAATAGCTCCGCTTCGAACTGGTCATAAATCTTGCGGGCTTTCTTCGGCAGGTCCACAACAACCGGCGTATAGATCGGCTTGTCACACCCGAAGTATTCAGCCGCGTCAACTGTTAGCGACACGTCGGACAGGCGTTGTTGGATTTCTTTCTCGGAGTTCTTAAGCGGGGCGTGCTGCATAGTGAAGCTGCCAGGCTTAACAGGCTTGCTAATAAACCAGCGATCCGTGAATGCCTTATAACTACTGCCGAGGCGTTCGCCCCCGTCGACAAACCACGTCTGGCCCCATAGGTCTTTTAGTCCGTTTGGTGCGGGTGTGCCGGTCAGGTTAATCCAGCGCTTGACGTGCTTATGTGCGATCGCCGCCAGGGCGCGGGCGCGCTTACTTCCCTGCTTGCTTCTATATCCTTTCAGCTTAGTGGATTCATCGGCAACAACGACCGTAAAGGGCCACTCGTCGCCGCAATACTCAACAAGCCACTCAACCACATCATAGTTAACACAAACCACGTTAGCGTCGCTCTCAAGCGCAGCGATGCGGTCCTTCTCTGACCCGGTGCCGTCTACTACCAGCAGGGCGGGGAAGCGCCATTTTTCTTGTTCCGGGGGCCATGTGCCAGATGCAACGCGCAGCGGGGCCAGCACCAGTACGCGGTCCTCCTGGTTGGACAGGATGCCGGTCTGGAACATTTTATTCAGCGCCCACATGGTCGCGCCTGTTTTACCCGACCCCATTGTCGCCCAAATATTGCAGCGCTTATGCTTGAGGATGAACGCGGTTATCAACTTCTGATATTCGCGACGTCGGAAACGTGCCATATCTTTATTCCGCCTTTTTCCAGACTTCGGTTTCACTGTTCCAGTTCCTTTTTGTGGCGTCGTAGTTGGTGGCGTGTCCGATGTGCACGCCGGTCGCCCGGAAGCTCTTAAATTTTTGCCAGCACACCGTTAACGGCAGCGGGTAATTCATGCCTGCGATAAACCATACTCGATCGCCTGGTTTGCATTCGCCCAGTGTGGTTAGTCGGTAGTGTTCTTTCATCGTCATGTCTCCCAAAAATGGCGGGACAAGCCCGCCGTATTAATTATGCTTGCGCGGCACGGTAGCGGCGCTGCCGTTCACGCTCTTTTTTATTTCGGCACGATTTGCACTCGGCCCGATACCCGTCTGGGCTGCGCGCCGTCTTTCCGGTGTATTTGTGGAACTGGGATAGCGGTTTAACACAACCGCAATTACTACAACGTTTTTCTTCAACCATTTCTAAAATCCTCGATAGGGCTAACCGGCCCACTATACTGCTACGCGACCAATTCAGCAACCAATAAATCACAGTCGTCTATGTTGTCGATGACGCGAACGTCCGCACCACGGCGGGCCATTCGCTCATGTTCACGTATCTGGTGCGGCTTCGGTTTTCCGCCCGGGCGCTTCACTTCGACGAACACTATTTTGCCGTTGATGATGATAATCAGATCGGGCGCACCTGCGCGCCCCTCCCATGCCACTTTACGGCAGAATCCGCCGACGGCTTTCACCTGTTTCATCAGGTATATTTGAATCCTGCCCTCGGGTGTCATTTTGTTTGCAACTCCACGTTACGCAGACGAAGGTCTACCGGTATCTCCGATCGACCAGTTAGCGCCAGCGCCAGGTTTTCCGGTGTGACAAGTGCCGTAATGGTCTTGCCACGTTCCAGTCTAATGACGATGCTAATCTCATCATTGTCCGCCGCGCCAGCGCGCATAATGCTCATATCTGCTTTCATAATATTATTTCCTGTACCTATACATAATGTCGCCTTCCGCGGCAAGCGGGAATCCTTTCGCCCAAACCGGCAGGTCGCACATCAGCGCGCACAACTCCTCGGTTGTGTAGTCGTCGGTATCCGGCACTTCGGTTATCAGTTCATCGTGTACGGACAGTACGATCTCATACCCCGCAGCTTCAACGCCAGGCATGGACCATGCGAGGATATCGCGGCACAGCGCCTGCACGATGTTTTCCGTCAGTTTGCCGCCGTAGGTGTACTGGAATCCCCACTGGCGCGTCGTCTGATTCTCACCCTGATATTTAATGCGGGTGCTGGTGCGTTTCTTGCCGGTGTCTTCGTCGATCTCGGTCGTGACAGACAGCGCGATGCCGGGGTAGCTCATGATGCGCCCCGACGGTAACTCAATTTTCAACCACCACCCCGCGGCGTTCGGGTCGTCGCGTTCCTCGTCGAAGGTTGGGTCATGCTTCGCCTTCGTGCGGACTATCTTGAGCGCTTTCTTTCCATCCGGGCGAACGTTCGCGCCCGCCCAGTACGCTTTGCCCGGATTGCGGATCGCACAGAGCACCGCGTCTTCCAGTTCGGCCCAAAATGCTACCGTCTTCGGGTGCGACTCACGCCACATACGTTTGATTGCATCACACGTCAGCCATACGTTTTTCGGCAGTATGTAAGTCGGGCGCTCGTCCTTCTTGCCCGGCTTCGGCGGGCGCTTCGCTTCGTTAATGCGGGCGTATTCATAACCCCGTTTCGCCGCCGCCCATATGTGATCGGGGAATGTGCCCTTCATCACTTCAGCCATCGCGTAAAGGTCGAGGCCCAGGTTTTTAGCGAACTGCAAGAACGCCGCCACGCCGCCACCATAGCCCAGGCCCAATTCGCACGCCTTACCGATCTGGCGTAAGTCTTTGCGGTTGGCTTTAATGTATTCTGGGTCAAGGCCGAACATCTTACCGGCAGTTTCACAATAAATGTCGCGACCGGCCTTAAACACCATTAGCGCTGTTTTCTCGCCAGCGATCCAGGCAAGTCCACGCCCTTCCACGTTGGAGTAGTCCGCTACGACAAACTTCTTACCCTTCGCCGGAATAATGCACCCACGAACAGTCGAGGCCGTTAGCTTCGATATGTCATACGCCCAGTGCGCTGTCCCACGTAACAGGGAGTTGATGCCGTTGGTGAGCATGTGCGACCGCACCCAAAACGCGACGTCGCTCTCGCCCTCACGGCGCTTAATCTTCCCTTCGTGGTCGTCGCTATACTCGCCTCGCGCCAGGTTTTGCGGCTGGAAGCCTTTACCGGCCCAGCGTAGCGTGCGCTTTGCCCCACCATACTGAAGACAACCACGGCGGCGACCATCGGCGGACAGACCATTTACAAGCGGATTGTACTTAGTCGATGCCGTTGATGACGCACCGAGGCGCATTTCGATAAGCACTTTGCCTTCGTCGGGGAAGTCTGGGTCTTCCAGCAGGTCGTTAAGCGTGGATTTCTGCGCGTTGTGAATTGTGAACGCAGGCGCGAGGTCGCGCAGCGCTGGCAAGAAGTCATTGCCAGTCAGCTTACCGCCGAAGCGCTCCCAGGCTTCTTCCTTCAATTCTTCCTTATGCGCCTGTACCGCTTTGATCGCAGCGCGCGCCAGGTCAACGTCCACATAGAAGCCGCGGTCATTGATCAACTGGTCAATAAGCAGGATTTCGTCTTCCTTCGGCGTGTTACCCCAGTCCGGTATGCGCCAATAGACTTCCCTCATCGCTATAATATCCAGCGCGGCATAGCGCAGGAATTTAGCCCATTCTTCAGGGTGAGTCTCGCGAGTGTAGCGGCGGATTTTGTAAGTCTTAGGGGTGGGCTTACAGAATCGTTTAATCAGCGCCTTGCCTGCCTTATCCTTCGCGTGCTCTGCGTCAACGCCCAGCACCTGGCATTGCATATCGAGGCTACCGGGCAGCGCGTGGCGAAAGGCCATAATCATGGTATCTTCGATCTGACACACTGGCAGGTCAATGCCCCACTTCTCGCGAATAACCAGGCGGTCAAACAGGAGGCCGTTAGCCATCACTATTTTTGCTTTCTTGCGGGATACCCGGCGGAGCGCCTTGCGCAGTTCACGCGGCATTGTGGGGGACTCGGTGCAATCCCACGTTTGCACGCGGCCTTCGTCGATGGCGTATGTGCAAATCATAATCTCAGTAGTTGGGTGTTCCGCGTAGGCGTATGCGCCCACTTTCTTCAGATCCACCCCGCTAAATGTCTCGGTATCGAGAAACAGGCGTTCAAAGTCTTTCATTGCTTAATCCTCACCACGGCGTCAGCACTGCCGATCATGGAGAAGATACCGTCGGAAAGGGTAATCTCCTCGCCGTTGTTGCGAATCTCGGCAACTGTGAAATATTCGCCCAGCATTTTGGACCATACTTGCATTCCGACTTTTACTTCGCTGGCTTTAATACGCATTTTTCATTGTCCTATTAAAAAGCCCGCATTAAGCGGGCTTGAATAGTGGGCTTTGCCCTTAACGGCGGCGACGTTTACGTGGCGCTTCGTCTTCGTCGTCGTCCTCATCTTCGTCATCGCGTGGCTTACGACGTTTACGAGGTTTTTCATCTTCGTCGTCTTCGTCATCGCGGCGCTTGGACTTTTTGGACTTGCGCGGCTTGTCGTCTTCGTCATCGTCATCACGACGTTTTGACTTTTTGGACTTGCGCGGGCTTTCATCTTCGTCATCGTTGTCCAGGTCTTCGTCTGAGCACGAAGATCCGCCACCGCCGAAGGCTTCGCCGTCATCACGGAAGCGCAGACCCAAAAGACCAGCACCGAGTCCCTTGCCGTTGGTATTGTTCCACGCCCAGATATCGAGGGACACGTTGCAATAACAACCGGAGTAGATCTCCTGGCCTTCGATCTCGTCGCCTTCTACGGTCAGACCTTGTTCAGTCTGCTTCTCGCCGAGTGACGTTTGAATGATCGGCTGCTTGAACGATTTGGCGTTGATGTACAACATGCCTTCGAATTCTTCGGTTACTTCGTCGCGCTCGTCACCGTCGCGAACTGCGCATTCCTTAGAATCCTGGGCGTAGTGGCGGTCCATCCACTTATCGGCATTCTTCTCGGATTTCAGCTTGTCGGTGAGCACTGCGCGCGCTGCCGCTTCCACTTTGTCCACCTGCGGATCTTCTTTATCCAGAAGAATCACGGCACGGTATGCCGGTTTTTGTCCATCCTGTTTAGGGGTATCACGTTCCCAAATTTTCAGGAAACATACGCGCACTTTTTTCAGGTTGACTTTAGCCATTTTCCAATTCCTCATTTTCACATGTATCGGGGTTATTGTGAGCCACCCCGTTCGGCTTGGTTGCCAATCTACTTGGTTGCGCCTAAGCGGTCAAGCACTTTCATTAAAAAGATTTCTGGTCACGTAGTTGGTGGCGTTCTCAATCCAGCTTAACGGCGGTCGGTCGATGTTCTTCTCCACCCAGTGGACGGCAGCGTCACTATATCCGTCATCAAGCCAGCGGGTCGGATGGCGAATCATCCACGCCACCATTAACACGCCTTGCACGCAATGCAGGATAAAGCCCAGCGCGCCGAGTAAAAACATCAATAAGATTGCAAATACTTTATTCATTGCCTAAGTCCTCGTCAGTGGCCTCCGACCACGCAGGGCGCGGGTCGTCGATTGGTGCTAACACCGGTTTAGCGGGTGCGCGTGTGATTTTAGCACACAGCTTCGCCCACACTTTCGGTTTTTCGTCCTTCAGTACCTTCTCGGCATCTGTCGGGCTGAGCAATGTTTCTTTGTACATCACATCGCGCTTGATCCGGGCCTTCGTGAAGATTTCAATCACTTCGCTCTCGTCCGCCCACTTACGGATCCCTTCCTTACCGGCAACCATCTTGAGGCCCAGCGATTCGCCATCGCCCGCCATGACCGCCTTGAATACCGCGGACTCGATAGCCTTGATGTGCTGGCGCATTGCGTCCAGGCCTTCATAAGCCTTGCGCAGTTCCGCAGCGCTCATAGCGCCTGGTGTGGATTCCTTCTTGCCTCGTTTAGCACGTCGTGCCGCCTTCCGGGCTTCGCGGGCCATATTGCGATCGTGGTTGGCGCATTCTTCCTCGGTCGCCTCGCTCACGTCGTCGCCCAGGTCTTCGTCGGTTGCCGTTGGTGGTGTCATAGTGTCGATTGCGGCCTTCGCCCGGACGCTGCACTGGTCCGCAAATCTGCACCACTGGCACGCATCGACGCTGGGCCGGAAGTCCGCGCGGGTTAGTCCCTTCTTGCCGCGGGCGTATGCATCGAGCGCGGCGATAGCACGCTTGGACGCAAACTTCGCGAATATCTCCAGGGCTTCTACCGAAATATCCCATTCCGACGCCCCACCGCAATACGGCTGGAAGATAACCAGGCGCACGGACGTAATGTCGTACATGGTTTGCAGCTTGCGCAGCAGGCCGAGCGCGTACAACATAAGCTGTTTGTTTTCTTTCGCCTCGACCTTATGCCGCCCGGTCTTCAGGTCGCCAACAATCAGCATGTACGTTCCGTCGGTCTTTTTCATGACCATGACCATATCGGCAGTACCGAACGTTTTAATCCTGTCGCCGTCGATCTCGAAGCCTGAGTGAAGGACGCGGGTAAGATCGGCGCGCATCTCAAGCTGGACAAACTCCGCCACTTCAAGGAGCGGACGCCAGTGGTCGATGTATGCATCGCACTGCTTCACCATGTCGTCGTTGACCAGTACGCCGCCTTTCGGTGCTTTCGGGTGGGCCTTTACTGGCCCCTTGCCTTCGTTCTCGACGTAGCACCCTTTATACGTCTTAGCGGTTATTTTCTTCTCACCGGCGATAATGCGGTTTAGTACCACCTCAGATACGGTGTGCATACTCGTACCGTTAATCGCGGCTTGCCCGGATTCGTTCGGGATATCTTTTTCTACCACCAGGGCGGCGGGACACCCCATCCATTTTTTAGCACCGGATGGGCCAAGTAATGAGTGTTCCGTATTACTACCTGATTGCGTTTTACGTTTTGGTTTAATCGCCATTATTCCACCCTTGAAAACTGAGCAATGTAATATTCATGTTTAACACCGGCCCGCTTCGCGGCTTCGTTCATGGTAGCCGCCAAACCTCGGGCTTGAGTCCAGCAGCAATTCCAGTTCTGATTCATAACAATTTCTGGTTGCTCATCGCCGGTAATACGGCAACGAAATAAAACAAAGAATATAGCCATTTATTTTGTCTCCCAGCGGTCAATTGTTTTTGCTTCGGATGCAACTGCGAAGCGAACATATTCCAGATTAGAATCCGCCCAAATATAAAAGTCGGGGTTAGTAAATGTGGTGCGCTTAATTTGCGCGGGGGTGTTGCGGCGTTTATCAATTACAGCAACGCGCGATTGAAAGCTGCCGATGCGTTCGAATAACCAATAGTACGGGCGCTGGTCGCGGGAATCCACCGCCTCGATTAGCGTGAAGCGTGCCATTGTCTCGTCCTCTAAAAAGAGGCCCGCAGATTAGCGGGCCGGATAATATTAGTCTTCCAGTTCGAAATAAGTTTCGACGATTTCTTTTAGCTCGGTGTGGAAGTCTTCGACGTCGTCGTCTTCCAGTTTAGCGATTGATTTGATCTCGAACGATTCCAGCAGGTCGTCGAATTCGTCGTTCGCATCATCATCATCGCCGCCTGCAATAATAGCGGCATACTGTTTGATTTCGTCGCGCATCTCTGCCAGCGGGTCGGCTTCTTTCTTACCTTTGCCTTTCGCTGGTGCTTTTTTACCCTTCGCCGGTTTTTCGTCTTCGGCTTCATCATCATCGTCGTCATCCTCTACGACTTCTTTTTTGGCCTTTCCTTTAGACTTGGTTTCTTTTGCCGCGCCTTTTTTCGCCTTGGGCGTATCTTCGACTTCGTCCTGATCGTCGTCTTCGACTTCAGTCTCCGGCTTTGCCTTGCCTTTCTTAGCGGTGCCGTTTGCTTTTGGGCCTACGGCAGCGCCCACAGTTTCATAATGTTTAGCGATGGTTTCCAGTGCTACTACGCCGCGAGTGATCAGGTTTACGATTTGCTCAAACATGGTATATCTCCGATTGGTTAAGTTTAGGTGTCGGCAGTAAACTTCGTCGGTGGCCTTAACATAGTGCCAGGTTACGCGTTCTCCCTTTCGGGTAGTGGACCTGGTTATATAATCACGGTTGGGAATCCTGACACTTCGATCCGGCCCCTGCGTTGCCCCTCTCCAGTTTGCGTCCTGCATCCTGTCGACGAGGTGAATATTAGATTGGTTGCAGAAGGGAGTCAACAACTAATTTAAAAAAAAAGCGCCGAAGCAAAATGCGACGGCGCTAACCAATAAGAGACAATGAGACGGGAGTATTATTACACGCGTGCGCGCCCGTTTCAATATTCCAAAGGAGTTGACACCCTGCGGTTTTAGGTGTAGTTTCGTTGGTCATTAACCAACCGGAGACAGAATAATGAATATCAACGACGCAATCGAAATGTTAACTAAGACTGTTTGCAGTGAGACTAGCCGGTCGTGGGCTTATACCGATGCCGTTGGGGCGGTGCTATTTGAGGTCGAGCGCCTGCGCAGTGTAGAAAAAGAATTACGCGCCAGGCTGGAATTGCTCAACGGTACAGCGGCGAGCAAGCTGCAGAAGCACAATGAAGAAATGGAAGAATATAAAAAACAGGTTATCAGTTTGCGCGCCGAGGGCAAATCCTGGGCGATGATTGCCGAGTTGACCGGAATTAATCAGAGCACAGTGCGCTCCTGGGTACGCAATAATAAAACTTCTAAGTAAGGTCACGGCAATGAGCTTAATTAAATTCGCTGTAACAAGACCCGCTAAAAAAGGCGAAAAAGCCAGGGCGGAAAACTTCCAGATGACTACCGAAGAGTTTTTCGAATTTATCAATGATGCGAAAGAAATCTCCTCGGTGCATATCAACAAAACGGAAGATAAAGCCGAGTATGCACGCCGCAAGCGTAAGGCCGACGGCATCGTGGCGTATACCAGTGACGGATTGCGTCGCAAGACCAGTGCGGTGGACCGCTCGATCCTGTTCTTCGATATTGACCGTACTGACACCCGCACCCTACGCCGCTGCCGTAAGGCGTTCACCGACGCGGGACTGGAGCACGTCTTCCACACCACAACCGGCGACCGTCACCCACTGAAAGGTGGAACGCGTTGCGCTCGCTTCCTTGTGTTGACCGACAAGCCTGTACCGGCTGAAGACCTGGGCCGTGTCCAGTATGCGCTATTACACCAACTGGGCCTGTCAGACGTGGACTTCGACGACTGCACGAAAGACACAAACCGCCTTATGTACCTGCCACACCAGCAGTCTGTTATTAAGTGCCACTATGGCAAGCGCGCCCGCGTCCGTCGTCTGCTCCGCCAGGCTGACAAGCTGGGAGTTGAGAAAGAGGAAGTCCGCCGCGAACTGACCCAGGGCGACGACGCAGTGGCAGACGGCATTCTGGACTGGTGCTTCCAGGCAGGATTCGAGGAGTTATCTTCCGGTCGCGGTTATGAAGTGCCGTGCCCGAACGAACATCTGCACAGCGGCGAAGGGTCAACGGCTATCATGGTCAAGGATGGCGAGATCCGTTTCAAGTGTATGCACACCGGCAACGAGTGTTGCTCGGAACTGAATAGACACCAGCACCTGGCGCTACGTCTTATAGGTATCCCGGACCACCTGAACGTCGAGCCACACAATATGTCCCGTAAGCAAATCGCCGCCATCCTGCCGGGGTTGGACGACGAGGAGGTCGAATCCTTATACGAACATATTGTTGATGCGGTTGGTGACGGCGAAGAATACGGCGTGTGCACCGATGCGGATCTGGATAACGAGCCGGTCGCACTATTCAGTAAGCACGACCCGATTATCGAGGGGTTGATTAACTTTAAATCGACCTGGTATCTCGCCGGTGAGTCGAACATTGGTAAGTCTTTCTATGTGCTGGGGCAAATGGCGTCAGTATCTGCCGGTATTCCGTTTGGGGGGGCGAAGGTCGTCCAGTGCCACAACTTCTATTTCGATGCGGAAGGTGGCGAAGCCTCAAATCAGCGTAAAGAAGCATTGCAGATTAAATACGAGCACGACCTGGACAAGCTGCACATTATCGATCTGCAATCACGCGGCTGGGATATCACCAGCAAATCCGGCTTGCGCGAAGTTATCAGCTTCATCAACCGCACCGCTAACGGCGAACCAGTTGGCCTGGTGGCGTTCGACTCACTCAACCAGACTGTTGCGCTGCGGTCCGCCGATGCTAAACCGTTTGACGAGAACAACGCCAGCGATATGGGTGAAGTGGTCAAAGCGCTGAAAGCCATTGCGGAAAATACAGGTGGCAGTGCTGGCGTCATCCACCACCCGGCGAAAGGTGCAAACGGCAGCAGAACCCCACGCGGATCCGGTGCGCTGCATGGTGCTGTCGATTCAGCTTTCTTCCTGGAACAGCCAGACGACAACCAGCCAGGCCAATTGAACCTGTATCACGAAAAGTCACGTAACGGCATCAAGCAAGCGCCGCGTGGCTTCGTCCTGCTCAAGTGCAAGGTGAAGGTAGATCTCCGCAAGTCGGAAGCGTTCGCGTCGCACCAGTCCACCAGCACCGGGCCGGACTTCGGCGACGTCGTTGCCGGTTGGGACGTCAAACCAATTGCGTCCACGCCACGCGACGAGACTCTATACCTCGTACCGGTCGCCCTGGCACCGTTCGCTATAGAACAGGCGAAGGCCGCAGGGAAAGCCGCAGTTAAGGAAGAGAACACCGCAGGACCGCGCAACGAAAAAGAGAAAGTGCTTTATGCGGCCCTGGAAAAACTGATGGAAGATAACCCGGACCATACTGGATTCAGTAAATCGGCAATCGTCCGCCAGGCGGGACTCGCGAAGGGGGGCACTTCGACGAAGGCAATCGACGATATGGTCGAGCGCGGCGTGATTGGTTTCTATACAGATCCGCACACCGGGGCCATCTATGGGTCGTCGAATTTAGTTATCAAATCGGATATCCCCATTACGCTTTCGGCGACCGATGACGACCTGAAAGATTAAATTTTGCGCGCATTGGTTGCCATTTTGTGTGCTTTTAGCTGGTCGCATTGGTTGCCGTGTAGTGTAAATATAGTGCATAGTTATGCAATAAAACTGCATAAAGTAAGCGGGACAAAAAGCGGGACAAACCAGGGGCGGGACAAAGCGGGACAGCACCCCTGTCCCACCCCGGATGACGCGGCCTGGCGGGGAGCGGGACAGGCGGGACAACTCCCAGTCTTTCAGACTAGACGGGGGTCAGCGGCCCCCCTCGTCTGAGACTGCATAAAATCCGGGATTGCAAAATACACGGCAGCATGTTGCGGATTGCGGTCGTCGCTGAACTAGGCAACCAATGCGAGTTGCAGAACGGTGGGTGGGAAATGCAGTTTGCAGTCACAGCAGATAGCGATCAACTTTTTCATGCGCATGATTAATATTGGTTGCATTCGTGCCAGCACCCTGCTAGATTGGTTGCACACCAACATGAGGACTGAACAATGAAAAAATTAATCTGGAATTACGCAATGGCCCTGGCGAAGCTGGTTGAAGTTAAACACACACACGGCAGCGCACCCGAGGCGCGCCAGGTAGCTCCGACCTGGTATGCGATCATGAACGCGACCGCGGACCTGAAAGACCCAGAACCGCTGCGCATGGCTATCCGGGTCTACGCGATGGCATTTGCCCGTGAGCGCATGGCGTATCGCTTCGGGGTCGGTGAGACGGCAGCGGCAAACGTCGCCCGGATTGCAGCCCAACGTGAGCTATTCGCCCAGCTTGCAAAATAAGGGGCCAAAATGGACCGCAGACGCGCGAAACAGCTTTCGTGGCATATTCCACTGCATTGCGTACGAATGTGGGCTAAGAATGCGTCTGAGGGCGATTCTGTGTTCTGGAGCTATCGCGACGACGTTAAGCCGTTGACGCAGACTCGCTACTTGCACCAGTTCGCCGCGCAACATGATTTCTATGTGCGGACCTCCTTGCAACCAATGGGGATCCGTATTACATTACGCCGGAAGCCCGCAGTCGAGCGGGTAGGCAAACACTGGAGACTGAGCAAATGACACCAGCACTAATGGCGGGATTCTCGCAGAAGTTTATTTCTGTTGATGCCTGCATAGCAGATTATGAGATGGACGGCATCGCTACTGTGTGCGATGGCGACACGAAAACTGCCGACGAGATTGAGGAGACAGAACAATGAAATTACTATTCCGCCGCAAGCATGATGGTCGCATCCTGAAGCCGATCCAGACCCTGGATTCCTACGTCCGCTTACAAAACGCGGCAGGCAATCGGGTGTGGCGGGCGCCGAAACACACGCTGCCGCAGTTCTTCGACGTACTCACTCACGATATCGAGCGCGGCGATGTGCTGCGTGATATTCGCGACGGCAGTATGTGGGTCGTCGAGTATGTCGGGCTTCATGGCCTGCGTATGCAAAACCGCAAGGATGGCGTCGCCGGTATGACTTACTTCGGCCTCGTAAATTACGAGCGAGTGGGTCGCAAATACAGCCTTCGTGACCGCCAGCCGCACGAGCGCGCGAACGTCATAGCGGATGCCGTTAACCGCGTAACGCATGATGTGGCGCAAAAGACGCGTGTGGAGTTCCGCAAGTCACAGCCAGCCTATGCAACCTATGACGCGAGCAAAGTGATGGATCCGATACGCCAGGCGACGCATGCGATTATTAATCGCTTTGATGCCGTGACGAATGCACAGCGCCATGCGCAGGAATACGGTTTTGGATTCATCCGGGTGGAACGAGACGGCAGCATGAAAGCCATCGACCCGCGCTCGGTGATTCTGAAATGAGTGCGACGACCCGTGATATGCTTCAGCACAACCGCTTTGAGATAGGCGGTCGGGTGTTTCGCAATTACTTCGTGGCGCGTGCATGGGCGCGCCATATTGGCAAACCGGAAGGGGCAATTCGATGTTACACGATGTGATTTATTGGTTTGGTTTGATCGGGGGGCTGTGCCTGCTTACTGCGGTGCTGTTGGGCGTCCTGTTATTCGTAGCATGGCCCGCCGTGGAAGCCGCCAGCATTACCCGCATGACGTTCGAAATATACAAGCGCCGTGGAATCACGGAGCACCCAACCAGGTTGCGCATGTGGTGGCTGTGGTATCGGGATATGATAGGCGGGCGAACATTCGAAGCCGTCCGATCATCCGGGTGGGAGTGGAAAGGCGTCGGCAAGTGGTCCGTTTTCGATTAATTATGCAAGCGTGATATAGTCCCAGTGAGCTAAAACTTACTGGGACTTTTTTATGGATAAGCTAAACGAGTGGCTATTCGCCCTGGCATGTCTGGCGGGTGGCTTCGTAGGCGCACGCATTCATGGTGAGGCTACGAAGGGGCCGCTAAACTTCGTTTTGTATGTGGTAGTCGGCTTCCTGTGTGCCATATTTGGCGCACCGGCTATTGCCGAGTGGGCTGGTTTGTCGGGTGAGCGCACTGTCGCCGGTTTGGGCTTCGTAACCGCAATCTTCTGGATGCCAATCGCCGACCGGATCAGGGAGACTATTGCGTCGTTCCGACTTCCGGGGGGTGCAAAATGATTATCTCCGTCCTGTTGTTTGTTATCATCGGGGCTTCGTCCCTGTTTAACGTGTATGCGCCGTCCGTCCAGGATGGCATTTTCGGTCGGGTGCTGTATCTGCTAACGGCAATGATCTGTATTATCGGACTGTTGCAAACAGGAGACGTATCTGATACCACCTGGACCGCGTTAATCTGGCTGTTTGCATTGCGCACCCTGCGTAATGCTGTTTTGAATGGGGTAAAACATGCGATTCAGTGACAACGGTCTAAGATTCACGGCAGCATGGGAGGCTTTCAGCCCGGTGCCGTATTTCGCGACCAAGAAAGAGCAGGCCCGCGGCCTGTACACCTGGGGTTATGGTCATACCGGCACTAACCCGCCGCGAAGCATTACCCGAGAGGAAGCGCTGGCGCTACTTAAGCGCGATGTGGCGTATGCCGAGGACTGGGTTAACAAATACGCACATCCGAGCATTAACCAGGCGCAATTCGACGCGCTGGTGGATCTGGTAATCAATGCCGGTCCTGGTCCGATCGTACCGGATGACGTCGCGAATGATTTCGATGATGCGGTGCGACTGGGCAACTGGGCGAAGGTCCGTGCTACGCTGCCGCTGTTCCGCAAGCAAGGCGGGGAAGTGCTTAAGGGTCTGGTACGCCGTGCAATCGGCAGACAGGCGTTGTTTGATGGTAAGCAGTGGGACGTTGCCGAGCGAATCGGTCGTAACGCTGCATAATACGAGGTGACACAATATGTTAGATTCGATCTTGCGACGTAAAGAACGCATTATCAAGACACTGCCCGCAGTGCAGAACCCAGAAGCGCGCCGCATCCTGGCGGGGGATATGAATGTATCAGGCGTCTTTGACAAGGCCGTGCCTGAAGGGACGCCGGTGGCTAGCGCTACCGTCACCATCACGCCAGCTACCGCCGCAGTTGGTGAGACAGCCGCCGCGACTGTTGCCATCCTGCCATCCGGAGCGACCAACAAGACCGGGTCGTGGGTGTCGGCTAACCCTAACCGCGCCTCAATCAATCCGACTACCGGAGAAATCACAGCGAAAGCAGCGGGTAACGTCCGCATCGTTTGGGTGGCGTCCGACGGTAGCGGGGTGCAGGCTGACGCAGGCTTCACAGTAACGGCAGCCGCATAAACCAACAAGCCCGGATAATACCGGGCTTTTTATTGCTTGACTTGCAACCAACATAGGGGCCATACTGCAACCAACCAATAAGAGGAGTAATCAAGATGACACGTAACGATATTTGGGTATTAGCAATCTGGACCACCGCGGCTTTTATTGGCATGGTTATTTGCGAGGTGATGTATGGCTTTTAAACCGCGGCGCGATTCCCGACCTTTGGCAGACAGACCACGGGGTGCACAAATGGAGGCGTCATTCTTCCAGGGGTTATCATTCCTCACCAAAAAAGAGCAGGGGAAAGTAATGGGTGAATTCCGACGCGTATTGGCGGAATTCAAGCAGCAAGACGCAGAATAGTGCCTCGCCGCCATACGGACCGTGGTATATTGTCCACGGTCCACTAATCAGGAATTAATTAAATATGCACCCGCAAACTAAAATTACCGATGAGCAATTGATCGCCGAAATTCAGGCAGGGACTACGGTTAAAGAGATTGCGAAGAAATACGGCATTGCACTTCGTAACGTCTACATGCGCAAAGCCCGCCTGTCGAAAAAGGGGATTGGTCATGGCAATGACGCCGTGATCCGTAAGCGCGTTGCCGATGGCTTTGGGGTTAAGCGCGTATCGGCCCTGGTGCGCGGCAATGGCGAAGAGGTCATGTCGTGGGTCATCACTGAGCAGGACAAGGAGCGCCAACTCGAAGCCATGCGCGCTGTTGTCGAGGGTATGAACAGCGAAATCACACCGGCAGCGCCCGTAAACGCCACGCCAGTCCCGATTCAGGCGCTCGACTTGCTCAACCTGTACACAGTGTCCGACTTCCACCTGGGTATGCTGGCGTGGGGCGAGGAGACTGGCGAAGACTGGGATATGGCGATTGCTGAAGACCTGTTCTACCGCTGGTTTGTCGAAGCCTTCGCCCGCGCACCGGACGCAGGCACTGCCGTTATCAATATCCTCGGTGATATGGCCCACTTTGATAGCCTCGACGCCGTCACACCAGCAAGCGGTCACGTACTGGACGCCGACACACGATACCAGAAGTTGGTCCGCTATATGATTCGCATGGTGCGCAACGTCGTAGACCTGGCGCTGCAAAAACACCACAAAGTCAAACTGCTAATCGTCCAGGGTAATCATGACGAATCGGGTATGATTTGGCTTGCTGAGATGTTCAATACCCTGTATGAGAACGAGCCACGCGTCGATGTGGACACGTCCCCGGACGTCTACAAAATGGTGCAGCACGGTAAGACCACGCTGTTTTTCCATCACGGGCACAAAGCGCGATTCGATGCTATCGAGCAGGTTATGATCGCTAAATTCAGACAGGCGTTCGGGTCGAGCGAATACAGCTACGCGCACGTAGGTCATTTGCACCACCAGAAGATTGTCGAGTCTCGCAACATGATTGTTGAACAGCACCGGACGCTCGCAGCGAAAGACGCCTACGCCAGTCGTGGCGGTTGGATGTCCGGTCGCAGCGCAAACGTCATCACCTACAGCGCCAACTACGGCGAAGTAGCGCGCTTAACCATTAGCCCAGAAATGTTGAAGTAACGGCGACCCGTAACCCGCCCAGCCTGCCGATTTGGTGGGCTTTTTTGTGCCTGT